TATGTGGCTGTGGTTGATTGATGATTGATGATTGATGCTTGAGAGGAGGTGAGACTGTGGGTTATAAAGGTGCTGGTATTAGTCCTCCAGATCGCAAAATTTTTGGAACATATAGCAATGGGCTAGTTCTTGAGTTGTTGACTCCAGAAGTGAGTAAGAAAATTTGTAACTTGGTTCGTGTTGGGAACTACTTGGATACAGCGGCCGCAGCTTGTGGCGTTACCAGAGCTACGCTTCACCGATGGTTGCGTATAGGAAACAAAGATTTAGAGATGGGCCGCAAAACAGTTCACTCCCGCTTTGTAAATCGGGTTCATAGAGTCATGGCTGAATCTGAACTTTTGTCTCTCGCAATGCTGAACGATCATGGGTTGAAATCGTGGCAAGCGGTTGCTTGGAAGATGGAGCGGAGATTCCCGGAACGTTGGGGGAAGAGCTACAAGGCTGAGATTGAATTGACTGGAAAAGATGGTGGTCCAATTGAGATCGGAGATGCTAGAAAACAACTCCTTGGCCGACTATTTGCGGATGAACCCAGTCTTGGGGAAACAGAAAATAGCGAGGATGAGTGATTCTGAAGCATTAGAGTTGATGTATAATTGGTCTTTTTGGGCCAGGCCAAATCAAATTCCTCCTTCGGCTGTAGATTGGAGTACATGGTTGATATGTACCGGGCGTGGCTGGGGGAAAACTCGGACTGGTGCTGAGTGGGTGAGATGGTTGGCTGAAAGCGGTAAATTTGGGAGGATTGCTCTGGTCGGGGCTACGGCGGCTGACGTCAGAGATATCATGATTGAAGGAGACAGTGGGATAAAGGCTGTTTGTCCTCCATGGAACTATCCTAATTATGAGCCCAGCAAGCGGAGATTGACTTGGCCTAATGGCGTCCGGGCTATCGCATATTCTGCTGAAGAACCAGCCCGGTTGAGGGGGCCACAGCATCATGCGGCTTGGGCCGACGAATTGGCTAGTTGGAAATATCCTGAGACATACGATATGCTGTTGTTAGGGTTGCGGCTAGGGGTTAAGCCAAGAGTGGTAGTCACAACCACTCCTAAACCAATCAAAATCATACGAGAATTGGTGAAAGACGACACCACCACAGTAACTACTGGGAGCACTTTTGAAAATCGAGCTAATCTGGCTAAGACATTTCTAAATGAAGTCACAAAGAAGTATGAAGGCACTAGGCTCGGGCGCCAAGAATTGTATGCGGAAATTCTTGAAGATGTCGAGGGGGCTTTGTGGAATCGGGACATGCTGGAAGCTGTAAGGGTGTCTACAGTTCCAGACATGAAAAGAATTGTAGTTGCCGTTGATCCTTCGGTTTCTAACAATGAAAATTCGGCTGAGACTGGAATTATAGTTGTTGGTCTGGGGGTAGATGGTAATGGGTATATCATCGATGATAAAAGCATGGTAGGTTCTCCCGACGAATGGAGCAGTGAAGTCATAGCTCTCTATAACAAACACAAAGCAGATCGAATTGTTGTTGAAGTTAATCAAGGTGGAGATTTGGTTGAGACTGTTTTGAGAACCAAATTCACGAGGGCGCCAATTAAGAAGGTTCATGCTTCCCGGGGCAAACAAACAAGAGCTGAGCCGGTGGTAGCTTTGTACGAACAAAAGAGAGTTAAACATATTGGATTTTTTCCTTTTCTGGAAGATCAACTCTGCTCTTGGGTCCCAGGAATAAGTAAGAGTCCAGACAGAATGGATGCTCTTGTTTGGGGGATTACAAGTTTGATGCTTGAAAATGAGCCGACTTTGCGGGTCAGGCGTTTATAAGGGGGCGTGGGGGTTGAGAAAAATAACTCAGTTGTGTCTGGGTACAGTTCAACTTGGTATGCCTTATGTTACCAAAAAACCAAAATTGAAGGATTCATTGGAGATTCTTGCGTTTGCTGAGAGCGCAGGAATTTCTTGTTTTGATACAGCTCAAGCCTATGGTACAGCGGAGGAGATTTTGGGTACATTCGGTATGGGTGGAGACAGAAAGGTGATTACCAAGTTACACCCGGATGCTACAAGGGTCGATATTCAACTGTCGTTGGATAGATTGGGTGTAAGTAAGGTGTTTGCTTTTTTGTTGCATCGGCCCAGCCATATGTATTCGTATGGAATCGCTCACCGTATGAGAGAGTTGAGAGAGCAGGGTTATTGCGATCATGTGGGAGTATCTGTGTATGATAAAGGAGATGCTATTTGGGCGGCTAATGCTGATTGGGTTAGCGCCATAGAATTTCCTTATAACTTGTTGTGTAAGGAGCTGGATGATTCTCCCTTCTTCGACTTGGCGGCAGGGAAGGTGCTGATAGCAAGACAGCCATTCGCTAAAGGTGAATTGTTCCGCTGTGGGATGGACTTCTTTGGGGTGAATCGGGCTCAGGCGTGTCTGCAATTTGTTATGAATCATATACCCAGGTTCGACTATGTGGCCTTCGGGGTAGATGATTTAAGACAATTGCAGGAGAATGTTGAGGGCTCAAAGAAAAGCGTGCCGATGATGGAATCCAATCGAATTTGGAGAGAATCATTGAAGCTCAACGCTTATCTGCCGCCCAGTTTGTGGGCCAATTAGATGGGTGTTGTAGCTATCGTTCAAGCTCGACTAGGGTCAACTAGGTTGCCTGGAAAAGTTCTAATGGACTTGGAGGGGCAACCCATGTTGTATAGACAACTTGAAAGAATCAAAAGAAGTAGGTTGTTGGATGATGTGGTGGTAGCAACCAGCTGTTTGGAGAAAGATAATGCTTTGGAAGAGTTCTGCTGGCGTGTAGGGGTTGCATGCTACCGGGGCTCAGAGAAGGATGTTCTGAGTAGGTATTTGGCTACCGCTTATCATATTGGGCTTTCTGATGGTGATAGTATAGTTCGATTGACTGCAGATTGTCCGTTGACTGATTGGCGCATGATAGATCGGGTTATACTGAACCACAAGAAGTATGGAGCAGACTATACGTCAAATGTAATTCCTCCTACTTATCCTGATGGATTGGATGTAGAAGTTTTTACACTTGATACATTGGAGAAAGCCTGGATTCATAACAATAAAGTTCATTGCGAAGATTGTTCGGAACATGTTACGACCCACATAAAAGATTTGAAATACTTCAAGACCATAAGTGTAGTGGGTGAAGAAGATTTGTCTAGGCTGAAGTGGTCGGTAGATACTATGGACGATTTGATGTTTGTGAGGGGGGTGTATAAAAAGTTGTTTAAGTCCAATCCCGACTTCGGGGCAGAGGAAATTTTGGAGCTGTATGGCAATCGAATTTGACTGGATACAATAAGAGAGTGTAAATGAAGGAGGGGCAATTGTGAATTTTTCCGAGTCAGACGTGGCGTTGGAAAGAGCTTTACAAGTTATTCCAAATGGGACATGTACGTTCTCAAAATCTCGAACCATGCTCCCGGTCGGGCATAGCCCATTTTATGCAGACAGAGGATTTGGCGGTCATCTGTGGGACATTGATGATAATGAATTTTTGGACTTGACTATGGGGCTAACTGCGGTCACTCTCGGGTATAGACACAAAAGAGTGGACCAAGCAGTTATGGCTCAAGTAAAAAGGGGAGGAGCTATTTTCTCTCTGCCTCAAAATTTGGAAATTACCGTGGCTGAACGAATAATTGATATGGTTCCTTGTGCCGAGATGGTGAGATTTGGCAAGAATGGGTCTGATGTAACTGCTGGAGCAGTAAGATTGGCTCGATATGTTACTGGGCGAGATATGGTGTTGTGTTGCGGCTACCATGGTTGGCAGGATTGGTACATCGGCACTACCGGGAGGAATGGGGGCGTGCCGGCGGTTGTATCGGAGTTGACTAAACAATTTCGGTACAATGATATTCTTCACCTCACTGTTCTGTTGGAGAAGTATGAAGGCCAAGTTGCTTGCGTGATTATGGAGCCAATGAATAGGGTTTTTCCCGTTCCTGGCTTTTTGCAATCGGTACAAAATTTGTGTAAGAAATATGGCGTGATATTTATTTTGGATGAAGTTATTACCGGATTCCGTTTTGCAAATGGCGGGGCTCAGGAGTATTTTGGAATTGTTCCTGATATGTGTACTCTTGGAAAAGGGATTGCCAATGGGTATCCTCTATCAGCTGTTTGCGGCAAACGAGAATTGATGGAGGAGTTCTCCAAGATACACTTCTCATTCACCTACGCCAGTGACTCGATTGCTTTAACAGCGGCTAATACTACGTTGTTGGAGTACAAGTATGGAGATGTCTGTGAGAAGTTAGCTGAGCGTGGAGAAAAGTTGAAGACGGAGTTAAACAAGAGTATTCGGGAGATTGGGATCACGCATTTAATTTCTTCGGTCAGCGGCCATCCGGCTTGGTCTCATTTCAACTTCAAAGATGATGTGGTTAAAAGCGAGTTTTTGAAGCAAGTACACTCTCTTGGAATATTGACTGCAGGTACAAATAATTTGTGCTATATGCATACAGACGCAGATATTGATTATGCTCTATGTATGTACGAGATAGCATTTGAGCGTTTGGCCTCTCTTGATTGGACTAAAGCTGATTGCTTGGTTGAGAGGGGGGTCAGATAATGAAAGAAGTATCCTTCAAGGCGTTGAAAAAAGAGGACATGGCTCAGATCGTGGAATGGAGAAATTCTACTGTTGGTGTATTGCGTACTCCATTCTTGATGACTAAAGATATGCAGGAGGAGTTCTATGAAAGAACGGTCTGTGATCGTGGGGCTGATTCCAGATATTTCGCTATTCATTTTGATGGTTCTCTGGTTGGTATGGCAGGCGTAAACAACATATCTTGGGAGAACCGCAATGGAGAAATCTCTTTGTTAGTCAATCCGAAGTTGCGGGGCAAAGGGATCGGCTCTATGGCTGTTTTGGAAATTTTGCGTATCGGATTCAACTGCATGAACTTGGAGAATATCTATGGCGAGTGCTATTTCAGCAATCGGGCTGGAATAAAGTTCTGGGAATCGCAAATTGAAAGGTTTCATGGATACACGGCTATCCTTCCCAACAGAAAGTTCTTTGGAGGAGAATACCACGACTCATTGTACTTCTCCTTTAATCGTAAAACTGTTTGGGAGGGGGGCGAACGTGTATGAGGCTCAAATTTATTGCTGAGATGAGCGCAAACCACAACGGTTCTTTGGAGAGGGCGTTAAAGATCGCTGAAATGGCCGCTGGAGCTGGCTGTTTTGCGCTGAAGCTCCAAACATACACTCCCGAAGAAATTACAATGGACCCAGAGCTGAGGAAAATTTATGAAGTAGGACAAACGCCCAGGGAATGGCACAAAGATATTTTCAATCATTGTAAGGTGCTAGGCATACGCTGTTTTTCGTCCCCATTCAGCGTTGGTGCCGTCGATTTTCTGGAACAATTTGAGCCCTGGGCGTACAAAATATCCAGCTTTGAGATTGGGGATTTGGAGTTGGTAAAAGCCGTAGCCAAAACAAAGCGGAACGTTGTTATGTCTATTGGAATGGCGTCGAAGCTGGAAATTCAATTGGCTTTGGATACGCTGAGGGAATATGGGGCGGCGTCAATAACTCTATTGAAATGTACTTCGGCTTATCCTGCTCCGGTCGAGAATATGAATTTGATTACATTGCTTGAAATGAAAAGGTTGTATAAAACCGAGGTGGGAATATCAGACCACAATTTATCCCATTTGCCTTCGCTAGTGGCTATTTCACTTGGGGCTACTATGGTTGAAAAACACTTTACGTTGAAGCGGAGCGATGGTGGGATTGACTCCATGTTTTCGATTGAGCCCGGGGAGATGGTTGATTTAATCGCTCAAGCCGGTTGGGTTGAAAAGATTGCGGGCAAAGTCCATTTTGGTCCCACTCCCGGAGAACGTGTGGATTTGAAAAGATCGCTACATGTTGTTGAGGATTTGAAGAAAGGCGATGCGCTAGGATTCAACAACGTAAAGGCTCTCAGGCCGGCTGGAGGGTTAGCCCCCAAGACTTTATACAGCATACTCGGGGCTCATGTAAATAAAGATGTATCTGCTGGCTCTCCGTTGACGATAGACATGGTTGAATTCGGGAGGGTTAAATAATGAGGGGGGCTACAGTTTTAATCACTGGCGGCACAGGGTCATTCGGAAAAGCATTTGTAAAACACATTTTGAATTTTGGATATGGCGTTAAAAAAATCATTGTCTTATCTCGGGATGAGCTCAAGCAATCGGAAATGGCTGTGGAGTTTAACAATGACGACAGGCTAAGGTTCTTTATTGGTGATGTCCGTGATAAAGATCGTTTAATTAGGGCATTTTACGGAGTGGATTATGTTATTCATGCGGCGGCTTTGAAGCGAATCGAGGTGGGTGAATATAATCCAGGAGAATTTCTGAAGACTAATGTGTTGGGTACACAAAATGTTGTTGAGGCGGCAATAACTTGTGGCGTCAAAAAGTGTATGTTACTGAGTACAGATAAAGCCTGTGCTCCAGTTAACACATATGGGAAAACAAAGGCGTTGGCTGAATCCCTTTTTGTTGCGGGCAATTCCTACTCGGGCATGAATTTGCCGAGATTTTCTGTTGTTAGATACGGTAATGTGCTTGGTAGCAGGGGTAGTGTAATCCACCTATTCAAGGAGCAAGCTAAAACCGGGACAATAAAGATAACAGATTTGGGAATGACTCGGTTTTGGATCACTCTCGACAGCGCAGTACAGTTTGTATTGGATTGTCTCTGCGTTATGAAGGGTGGAGAAATTTTTGTACCCAAACTCCCGAGTATGAGGGTTATGGACTTAGCTATGGCGATTGCCCCTAACACAAAAACCGAGGTGATTGGGGTTCGTCCGGGCGAGAAGATTCATGAGTATATGATAAACAAGGATGAATCCCGCCATGCTTTGGATGATATGTCTAGGTACATTATTTATCCAGAGTATCAATTTTGGGGGCAAACGGCCTATTCTGGAGTTCCTGTACCTGAAGGTTTTGAATACTGTAGCCATTTGAATGACGTATGGTTGAGCGTGAAGGAGTTGAAGGAGGTTGTTTCAAAAGATAAGGGGTTTGTGGTATAAGCAATCTCAATCGTTTAGGGCCACAATAATACAATTGGCTCGGAGGGCTATTTGGTCCCCAGTAAATTACGAGTCATTAGCCAAGGAGGGTTACGGTCAGAACGTATATGTATTTGCTTGCGTCAGGCAGATCGCTATGGCGGCTTCAGGAATCAACTGGGTGCTGTATCAAAAAGGAAAATCGTTGAAGGAGATCGAGAATCACCCTTTGATTGACCTGTTACAGAGACCCAATCCAGACCAGGGATTCAGCAGGTTCTTGGAGAATGTAATTGGCTATCTTATGTTGTCGGGCAACTCCTATATTGAGAGTGTATCTCCAACAACTGGTCCTCCGAGAGAGTTATATGTGCTGAGGCCAGATCGTATGAGGGTTATTCCTGGAAACTCCATACAGCCTGTGGCCGGATATGAGTACAGTGTAGGAATGAGTAAAGTTCCATTTGATGCGAAAACTGTGCTCCATTTGAAGTTGTTTAATCCGTTGGATGATTGGTACGGTATGTCGCCACTTCAGGCGGCGGCTCGGTCGGTAGATCAGAACAACGAGAGCAAAGCCTGGAACGTGGCTCTGTTGCAAAATTTCGCTCAACCTGCAGGAGTATTTAAGACAGAGCAAAACTTGGATGACGAGCAGTACAACAGGCTTCAGGGGGAGTTCAACTCCAAATATCCGGGGTCACCTAATGCTGGCAGGGCAATGTTATTAGAGGCAGGAATGTCCTGGGAAAGCATAAGTCTATCTCCAGCAGATATGGCTTGGATAGAGGGTCAAAAGTTGTCTGCTAGAGAAATCGCCATAGCGTTCGGAGTTCCTCCAGAGATGATTGGAGACAATACCAATAAAACGTATTCCAACTACCAAGAAGCCAGATCAGCATTCTATGAAGAAACGATATTGCCCCTGTTGGATTGGATTCGAGATGAGTGGAATAATTGGTTAGTTCCACTTTTTGGAGACAATCTCTATTTGGATTACGACCGGGATGATATTGAGGCACTTCAAGAATCTCGTGACGCCACTTGGGCCAGAGTTCAAAAATCTTGGTGGATAACACTCAATGAGGCAAGATCAGCTACTGGTTACGACGATGACCCAGATTTCGGCGACATGTATCAATGGCAGTTGAATCCAAAAGCTCCTTCTGCGGAAACAGAAACAAAAAGCAATTTCCCTTTTTAGGCGATGCCGCTGGTGACAGGGCGGCGTATTGGAAGGCATATGATTCTTCGAGAGAAGAATATGTGCCTTTTTTTCAGAAGTCAATCGCAAAAATTTTCAGGAGCGAATTGACTTTATTGAAACGTGCGATATTGGCCGGAGAAGAAATTTCTACAGCCATAAAAGACAAACCGTGGATGTTGATGTATTCTTCCTTGGCTTCAGAAATCGTGCCCCGATTCGCCCAAGATTCTTTTGATTCATTGATGCAAGTAAAAAGTAAATGGCTGGGTTGGAATGCTACTGCTAAAGTCTATGCCTTGGCGTATAGTGCTAAGTTTGTAAAAGACATAACTGATACAACCAAAAGCCAAATTCAAGGAATTTTAGACCAAGGCTATAATGAAGGCTGGGGTACAGATCAAATTGCTTCTGCGATTGAAGAATTGTATTTGACTGACATAATCCCTTACAGAAGTGAGGTCATAGCTCGAACAGAAATTGTACGGGCTTCAAACTACGGCTCCCATATGGGGGCTAAGAAAACTGGTTTGAAGTTGAATAAGGAGTGGATTGCTACTCCGGGGGCGAGAACTCGCCCAGCTCATGCGGCGGCTAACGGTCAAACTGTAGGGATTGATGATCCATTTATTGTTGATGGAGATAAGTTGATGTATCCAGGAGATACTTCACTTGGAGCCAAAGCCTCAAATGTAATTCAATGTCGCTGTGCTTCTGGCTATGTAAGATCGGCAGAAACGTTAAAACCAGTTGAGAAGCCTAAACCAGTTTAAAAACCTAAGCCACCCAAATTCATTCAATGACGTTAAAAAATACAAAGTGTAAAGAAGTATCGGCGATTGGTTTAAGGAGGAGTTTCAATGACTACAATACCTTACTCATCAGAATTGTTTGGGGGAGGTGACGCTTGGTGAATAAATTTAGAGTGCCTTTTGAATTGAAGTCTTTGGACTTGGATGAAGGCACGTTCGAGGGTTATGCTTCTGTATTTGGTAATGTTGATGACGGCGGCGATGTAATTGAGCCCGGGGCTTTTACCAAAACGCTACAAGAGCGTGGGGGCAGAATCAAAATCTGTTGGAACCATGATCCGTATGAGCCCATTGGTACTCCAATTTCAATGACTGAGGACAGCAAAGGGCTTTTGGTGAAAGGCAAAATCTCGAAAACTCGGAGGGGCATGGATGTCCTTACTCTTATGCGTGATGGCGTCATAAACGAGCTGTCTATTGGATACAGTCTTATCAAGCATAAGATGGATGGAAGAATCAGAAAAATCACCGAGCTAAAGTTGTGGGAGTTTTCGCCTGTTACTTGGGCGATGAATCCGCAAGCTCAAATATTGGGGGTGAAATCGGTAATGCCTTTTGGAGATTTACCTTTGGCTGATGCTGGTGTGGGTTGGGATGGTGCGGCGGCTGAGAAGAATATTCGTGCTTGGGCTGGCGGACCAAACAAAGACGATGTTGATTGGGAGAAATATGCTAAAGGGTTCTTTTGGGTGGACCCAGAGAACTCCGACAACTTCACCGGATACAAATTACCATTCGCAG